TTAATCATCAGTCAACTCCAGAAAGTCAAACGGGTGCATCTTAAGCTGTTTGCAGATCTTGTCTATCAGAGATAACTTAGCGTCCTCTCTATACCTCCATTGAGAGACTTGCTGTTTAGTGATGCCAAGCTGGGCAGCAAGCTCCGTAGAGCTTACTCCCTTCTTGACCTGCGCCAACCTTAGTGACTTACCGAAATTAAAACGGGAGGTCATCGTCTTCTACTCCGGTTGATGGTGCGCTGGCATTGTAAACGTCAGAGACCTTACCCTTCATGATTGGCTGATTGCCTGAAGCTTCTTGCTTCCACAAAGCGATATCTAAAGTCTCACCCTCTTTGATGTCACGGTGGGCAACGAGCTTACCTGAGATGGTAGGGCCGTTTGGCCTGTCGTTCTTCCACATAGACACTCGTCCACGATTATCATAGTCCATCATATTCTCCCTATCAGAGTTAAGTTAGTTTCAATATCTTCCAGCAATTTATCTATCGCCGCTGAAAGTGAAGCGATATATGTTTCATCACGTTGTACTTTCATGATGAGATTCGGTAGGTCAGGGTGGTAGGACATAAACCAGTAATCTGGCAGGTCCATCAACCACATCGTCCCCTGTACTTGAGCGTAATACTCAGCAGGCATTTCGCCATTCTTGTGATAATCAATCAGATACTTCACATGAGTGTTATGCGCTGGGCATTTGATTTCTAGTCCAGACAAGTCTTGAATCAACCGATCAGGTGAGCAACCAACAGTCTCCTCATCGTTGGTCACAAACCCAACCTCTCGGCAGATTAAATCTGTCTGAAAACTAAATACATCCGCGGCCTCAGGCTCTAACTCTATGCCTCGCCTCATATGAAAGGTCTCAAACGTCTCAAACCTTTTGCCTGACATTTTTTCTGCAAGCAGCTCATGCATGTAAGCCTCAGAACGAGCACTAGGCTTGCCTGTAGGCGTTAGCAGATCTTTAAACTTACTGGCAGACGGAACCCCAAGCCGTAGCTGAAACCATGCCTCAGAGCCTTGCTCTACGTTATGGATTTTCATTCTTGCGCCCATTCTGAATAGGTTCTTTTCAACATCTTAGGAACCAAATCTTTTTCTATAAACTCAAATATTTCATGCTTCATGTCTATAAAAATGGACCCCAATAAATCCTGTTCGCCAGCAGTCAAAGAATCTTCCATGCACTCCCAAAACTCACAGTCAAATATTTCCATTTCTTCAACGTCAGCAAATGCCAGCCAAATACCGTAGGCTAATTCGTTTATAGTCATATCTTCCGAATAACCATATCCTGAACGAAAAGTTTTAGTCATAAAATCTTTCATGACTTAGCCTGCTTCGCTTTCTTTTGCTGAAGCTGCTTCTTAGCCTTCTCATACTGTGAGTCAGTAAGGCTCTTGAGATTCTCTACACCGTAGACTTTAAGGAATGCAGACTTGCTTGATTGAGTAGCATCCAACATCGCATCAAGGTGTGCTACCTTCTCGTCACTAATATCTTCTATACCCAGCGTAAGGTCTTGGGCATCCGTGTCTTCATCTGCACAGACTGCCCACATGCTTTGAGCTTGATATCGTTTGAGATAAGTTGCCATTGAACCTAAGTCTTGCACAGGATTCTTACTTGACTCAGAGATCTTTAGAGATGCAGTCTGCTTAATCCACTGGCCTGAACCGTGGGATATCTGGCTAGAGACACACACATGCCCAGCCTTAGCTTCTACTGCTTGAATGAACGAAAGTCCGTTAGCACTAGCAACGGGCCTGATACAGCCAAGGACTGACGTAAGATCAGCATACTCGTTCTTGAAGAACGTGTTCTTGGTGTTTTTACCTGGATTGCGAATCTCGGACTGCGCTTTAGCAAGTGCTGTCGCCAACTCGTTGATGTTTTCTGACTGTTCCATTTTCTTCTCCTTTGCTGAAACAGTTACATCGTAAACTATTTAAGCGAAGAAGTAAACAAAACTAATAATCGTATTTAGGGGATACTGTGTTAAAATCTAATCTCTTCTCCCCCGCGCCCCTCGGCGTACTGGCCCACTTCGGTGGGCCTTTTATTTAGTACGTCCAAATAACCGGCGTAGTCTGACGGATGTCTACATGGACAAAAGTTTTGGCGATTCCAATACCTGAGAATCCGAGCTTAAGAGCGTTAGCAACGATAACGAAACGGTCAGCCCCGTTACTAATAGCAATATCAGCAGCGCAGCCTGTCGCATGCTGTCCTGGGCCGCCAGGCTTTTTAGCTTCAATGCTATGTCTAGGAGAGCGAAAGCCGCTCGTAATGACAAAAGGAAAACCACATTCAGCGCGTAATGCGTCCAATGACGTGACGAACTCTTCTTTGATTCCATTTTCACCCGTCTCCTGGCATGCAAATTCTTCTAACGTAAAATACTTAAACATCTCAATCCTTATGAACACCTTTGTGCTTTTCAAATGTCCTAAGCCCACCTAACCCAAGCATCCCCATCACAATCGGCATCATGGTCTCCAACGATATGAGCGGGATAGTTATGTCTATTTCGCATAAAGCTAAGACAAAGTTAGTAAAGGGAATCGTAATGTAGTTCCCAAACATACCAAGTACAGCGACCCAACCAAGAGCTGGTCGCCAGCCGCTTACGAACAGCGATTTGTGCTTCGACTCCGCTAGATTGATAGCTAACTGACCTTTAGCAAGCTCCTGAGCGTGATTCTCGGCCATTGTAGCTAAGTCATGCGCTAGTCTAGCCTTCTGATCCTTGTCCTCTATAAACTTGTCTAACAAGCCCGTAACAGGCCCGATCAACTTATCTATCACTGCTTGGCTTTCCCGATATTAAGCGCAAAAATTTCCAGCACTTTGTACACCTTCGCAATAATGGTGTCGTCTTTCACTGTCGGGGTTACCGCACAAATTGCGCTACAAAGGGCCACCAGGGTTGTCGCTATTTCCAGATACTCCAGCATAGTTATCTCCTATTTCGCAAGCCGTTACTATCTTGCCGTATGTTAGTTTTTTTGCTGCAATCTCACATTCTTCAAGGGTGTCAAACTCAATCCGATCAGGGCTTACCCAAGACCCGATCATAATAATTAAAATAAACTTCATTTACTTCTCTTTTATTTCCTCCATTTCACGTTCTAAGTATTGCAGCCTAATTTCTTGGGCATGGTTGGTGCGGATAGACTCTTGCACTTCTGCCGGTGGTGCCCAGTTGTTCCTAAATTCGGTATTAAGATCAACCACTTTTTCCAAGGCGGCTATCTGTGAGTTTTGCAACAGATCATCCGGTAGACTCCCAAGTTCGCCACGCGGCCATTTGACTCTAAACTCGCTGTTCATCTTCAGATCGACTTCAAGAATTGTCATTTGGCGTTCCAACACGCTGATGCGATTAGTCACCTCGGTATACGCGAACACGGCCACGATAACGCCACCAATGATTGCTACCAAATTCCTAATCGGAATCTCAATGGTTGTCGAGTCGTTAATCTCGGGCATCAGTTGTTCCTGTTATTCCAAAGTTCAAACAGGACTCTAACCTTTTCTTTGATTTGCTCAATATCACTGTGCATTTTTGCCAGCACAATGACCAAGGTAACGAACGCTACTGCAATCGGCCAAATCGTCCCAATAGCTTGCAATGCGTCCATTTCACCCTATTCTACCAGCTCACCCGCTGGTTCTAAGTCTTCTTTGATTGAATTGACGTAAGCCTGAAAGACTGTCTGCAATTCCTGCTGCTGAAGATTCATTGACCGGATCTGTGCGTTGATTTCTTGCATACGCGCAACCTTTGCCTGTACTTCTTCAGGCAAGTCATCAATCTCGTAATCGTTTTCGTCAATCCTTAGTGTCGCCATTTTCTTCTCCTTTGATTAAACCTTGTACGGTTCTAGATTCGTAAATTCTTAACGCTAACCACAAAATAGTCATACCAGCCGCCGCATCTGGAAGCCACCCAGCTAAAGACGCAATGCCGCCTGAAACGGCGACACCATCCATTACTGTCTTAGCTGCTTCTTGGTCTACCATGGGACACCTGATGCTTGGGTTGGATTCTTCTGGGCCTCTATATTAGCAGAAAGTGACGCTTCAATCGCGTCTTTGTCCAGCTCAGCCCAGCACCAAGATAGCGCCAATTCTTCAGAAATTGAATCATAATCGACCCAATCGCTAGATGAAGGATCAGGCGTGAACCCACAAGTACCATAGTTGCTTGCAGAGTAGGTTACAGCCTCATCGCCTTCGCCTACTGTTTCTGATGCAGTAGCTCGCCAGTGGGCTACGACTACGCCACCGTCTGATAACTCACGTTCTAAAGTTGAGATTGTCCAAGTTGTCATAAGTGTCTCCTGTTAAGATTCTAGTGCCGTGATACGGGCTTCAAGTTCT